CCTTCTTTTGTCCACAATCTATCTAATAGGTAATACCATACGCCATTAATCATTGGTTCTACTATTGCGTCAACTCCTGCTAATGACCAATCTGCACCTGTAATTAATCTGTTACAAGTCATAGCAATTACTATGTGACCAATAGTATAAACGATAGCTCTACCTACACTTGTTGTGCCAAGTTTTTTTAGTAGGTTATAGATACCGTTTCTAAATTCTGTCATAAAAATATGGTGGGGGATTTCTCCCCCACTCACTAGTTACCTAAAATTAGGCAGCGTTATAGGCAGTATTGCCAAATAATGCTCTTTGTCCAGCTGCGATAACAGCTTTAGATGGTTGACCCATTCTGAAAGAAACACCGTCTTTTGATTTATTTGTATAAATCATGTGACCTTCGTTTCTCAATTTACCAATCATTGAAGTTGGTGAAGTAAGGTCAAATTTAGTTCTCAAAGTTTTCCAAGAAACTGATTCACCTTTTGATAAAAGGTTCAATACCTTTTCTGTCTTTGTTGTTTTAGTTCTAGCCATAACATTTTCTCCTTGTGTGTTAGCATTTAACTTGTTCATAATATATTGTAACATAATTGTTACTCCTTTCAATTTGCGTTAAGTCGCCACTATTCAACAAACAAAGCGTACATTTGTAGTTTGCTCGTTGGAATTCATTTATCATTATCTGGTTCAAAGTCAGGTGTAAATTGTATATCAGCCATATCTGATAAATCTCTAACTTCTTCTTCTATATCTCTGGATAATGGTCTATGAGGTTTATGGTTTACACCTAGTACCTCATTGTAATTTAATCTTGCTATCTTTTGTTTGCCTTTATGTGTAATAGATACCATTTTATCAGCAAGTTGTTGTGCTGGATGTGTCTTTGAAAAATCTCTATACACCAAACCTCGTATTGCATCAATGGCTAATGCCAAGTCAGCAGTAAATGTTAATTTATCAGTTCGTATTCCCATAGCAACAAATTTATCTAATAAAGTATAAGCAATATCATCAACACTACCTTCAACAAATTCTTTAGTCTGTTGTTCAACTAATTTTTGATGTTCTTTAGGGTCAACCTGACCTGCGTTATCTTTATTTTGAATTCTGTTAAGAGGAAAGAGAACAACATTATCTTTACTATCCAATTATCTCTCCTTTGAAATTTACTTTACCTTTATCGTTAAAGTATTCAACTAATTGGTTATAACCACCAATAAGAATATCATCAATTTTTATTTGTGGCATTGTTCTAACTTTTTTACCAATGTCTTCTAACATAGCGTCAACAGATTCAAATTCTTCCATTTTCTTTTCAGTAAATTCGTGTCCTAAACTTTTTAATAAGTGTTTAGCCTTATTGCAATAGACACAATTGTTTTTACTGTACACCACTATTTTCATTGTCATTCACTAACTTATCGTAAGCTTCAGCCGCTTTCTCTTTCAAGTTATATGCGTCCAGAGCCTGTTCAACATTGTAATTATACATTTTATTAAATTCACCTAAAGGCAGTCTTAATCCTACCCAAGCTCTATAGTAACCATTCTTTGTTAATGTTACATCTTGTGCAAAGATTTCATAACCTCTAACAGGTGTATCTTTAATACTGTTTACTAATACACTTTCAACTTCACTCACTACAGTTTTAGTTTCAGTTTTACCTAATTCTGTAATAAACTGTTTTGATTGTTTATTCATTTTACCTGCAACAATGTCAGCAAGTTCAGCTTTTGAAATCATCTTAGCCTTTTCTATTGCAAGGTTAAGGTCTGGCGATACTGCCGTTCCTACACCATAGATACATTGTTTTTCGTCATCTTTACTTGTGAAGTAAGATAAATCACAAGCTTTCTGTTCAGAAAAATCAGCCATATACCACTTAGGTACAGTGTTTACCACATTGCCTGATTCGCTTTTAATTTTGTAAGAACCTCCTGAACAAGCAGTTAGTAAACTAACTACTGCTAAAGTACCTACAAGTTTTAGTTTATTTTTCATCATAAATTTTTACTCTCCTTTACATCATATATCAATTGTTGTAAAAAGTCAAGCGTGGATTGAACATAGTTCAACACTTGGTCACTTGATACATCCATAACAATAATCAATACAAGAGCTACAATAATAAGATTTCTTATCATTATTTGACCTCCCATTCACCATATTCACTTAAACAAACTTTTCCTGGTGTTTTAAAAGCATGTCTATTCCGACTATAATATCGGCAATATTCAGGTGCGCTCACATCATTGTAATAAAACTGAGCAAATAGTTCCCAATAAGTAGGACCGTCATAAGTCCCTCTACCATCAGCACACTCCATAATCTCTTCTTTAACAATAGTATCATCATCTTTTTGTTTAATGACAACTTTTACATAACAATATTGGCCTGCCGTTTCAGCTGGTGAAATTGGTCTAATCTTTTCTCTTAATACTTTTTCACCTGCTACTGCAATGCCTGATATTAATAAGAACAAAATAAGAACAAATGTCCAAGTTAAATATCTTCTAACTAATTGTCTAGGATCAAACATAATTCTCTAATTTCTTTATACTGTCCATTGCATTATATATGGTATCATCTATAAAGGCAAGCCTGGATTGGTCGTTTGTTAACTCTTTTTCGTCTTCTAATTCTCTTATTTCTTGCTTTAGTTGTTCTATCTTTGTTCTTATATCACTTTCTACCATTATTTCCTCTTCTCTCTCCATTGGCCGTCTGGCATTTGGCACGCTGTACCAAAAACCACTTTTCTATTAACGCCTCCAATACCAACCAGTGGCCAGTTGTTGGTAATATCTACAGTTGCGTCATAATCTTTACATTTGATAGGTCCGTCAAGGTATGACTTAGTAACATGGATAATACCTGAGTTGCCTGTTTCTGAATTGTACCAATTTGTGTAACTAGAACCATATGAGCTAGTGTTTAAATGGTCAACAAATACTGCGTTGTGTACATCATAATCTGAGTTGTACATAGCTTCTGCACCTGCAAAAGCACCAGCAACAGCACAAGTTCCTACTGCGTATGGATTTGAAATGCCTGCCTCTACACATACAGATGTGGAGGTTACACTACCCATTATTGCACCTGTGTGACTTCTTGTACTACAACCATTCAGTAGGATTAGGACCAGTATCGCTGGTATCAACCTTTTCATAATTACCTTTATCGTTTGCTAATAGTAGGCAATCAGCCTGTATATTATCTATTAGCGAATTAATTTGTAAATCTCTAGTTGGCGATTTAGGGTGTTCATACTTCAGCACCCTTAATTCGTCAGACATTTTTTTGATAGAATCTATCTTATCACAGAATTGACTAATCTTGTGCAACATAGTTTTTTACCTTTGTAAATAAGTCTTGTACATATAACTTATTTTTAGTAAGTTGTTCTTTACCGTCTTGCCAACCTTTTTTCTGAAACTCAACTGTTTCAATCCACTGATTTTGTAACCAGTTGGTTAATTTATTTTCTTCAGCTCTTGCAATAGACCACGATAGTATGTAAATTGCAAAAAACATAAAAACAAGTTTCTTCATATTTTTCTCCCCGCTGTTTTAAGGTCCTCTTTACCAACAACCATATATGGACCTTTGTTGTAAGCAGGTACAATAGAGTATTGTTTTGAAATCTCTAATCTTTCCTGCTGTTCTCTATGATTAATAGTACCGCCATTACCTAATTTTGTATTTGCACTAGGGTAATTGGGTGTTTCTCTATGGTAAACTTTTTCTGGCTCGTAAGTGCCAACAATATTTGTGGGTACAGTTTTGACTTTTAGTTTGCCAAATCTGTACTTGATATAATCATCTAAACTTAATTGGTGTTTTGGTAAACCAATTTGTTTCATATGTTTGTTATACAAACGGCAATCTTCTTTATATTGAGAAAGTTGATTAGCAGATAGATTGTTCATCTTCTTTGCGTTCTTTCTCAATGTGCCACTACTTGTGTTTGTATAAATGATAGCCATTATGCGTAATCTCTTACTGATTCTCTTTCAGATTTATCCATTTCAGACTCAGCCATTTTCTCAGCATAAGTCTTACCAAAGAAAGCCATATAAAACGCATCTCTAGGATTTGGCGTTTGATACAATGCAAGTAATTTGTCAAACTTTACATCAACATCTTCATAATATTCTGGATGTTTTGCTTTCAATTCAATATGTTCTTTAAAAAATTGAATTCTATTATCATATCTGTCAACTTCTTTTTCAGTTGATAATTTCTTCTTTGATAATTTAATATCTTTTTGTTTTGCAACTTCAAATTCTTTGAAGAGGTTATCTTTGTCGTATTTAAATGACATATAGTCCTTTCACTTTGTTAATAATATAGTATATCCTATCAAATCTGACATTATAAGTCAAGTCTAATAAGTGGTCAAAAATGTCGCACTTTTTACTAAAAAAGCGTGTATTATCGTCATTTTTAACTTAGTAGTAAAAAATAGAGGCGCCAGGATGCGCCAGGACAGACGAATCAAAGCGCCTCTATACTCCACTACCCCTTGGAAACGAACAATTCCATCTGTTCAACAGAATTTACTGGTTCCATTTGGCCTTCTTTTTCAGCCCATTTTTCAAACTCGGCAACTTCTTTTTCTTTGTAGGCAATACACTCATCTACAAGTTTAAGAGCACCTTTTACATCATCTGAAATAATTTTATTACGGATTTTTTTCAAATCGTCAATATGATTCAGAACATCAATCATTACTTTTCTCCTTTTTGGTCTTCTGAATTCATCAATAGTACAATATAATGTACCGCTTTAAGTAGGTCTTTTCTATTACGACCATCTTTCTTACCAAACCTTGCAAGGTATTTAATTGCATTTGCTTGGCAGAAATCTTTGTCTATACCTACAGACCTTAACAAGTCTTGTACTTGTACGCCTTCTTTTACTTGTGCGTAATGTTGGCCATAGGTTGACTTAATATAGTCACCAATTTCTTTTAAGATTTTATCTTCATTATATTTCATCATTATCTACCTCTTTCAGTTTCTATTTCCATGTCTAATGTAGTATCCACATCTCCAGGTATGTCAACTTCATCTGCATAGGTGTTAATCTCTACATAACCCTCTTCTTTAGCATAAGGGTCTGATAAATCATATTCAACTTTACCAACATATTCTGTATCATCACTTTCAGAATAGTTAGCATCTACCATATAGGTTTCAACACCGTTTCTTGCTTCTGTAATTTCGTGGTTAATTTGTGAATGGTCAATACCACCATTGTCAATAAACATTTGGTCAGCTTCATCTTTATTATCTGCTAAAACTTCCTGTTCAACAACAAGTGTATAATAAGTTTTCTTTCTGTATAGGTTTTTACCTAAATCATCTTTTGTGTATGTAACATTTGTATCTATCATAATATAGTCCTTTTGTTAGTGTTTAGTTTCAAATAAGTATTTTTTGTCATAAGATAAACCTAAGTTATAACAAATATAATTAGCGTCACTCTCATTCTCAAGGCCTTCAGCCTCTAAAATCCATTTAATAGCGATATCACGGTTACCTGCACCGTGTAACATCATCTGTTTAATTTGGTCTTCAAATTTTTTATAAGACTCTTCTTCTTCTCTTTGTTCTATTTCTCTCTCACGCTTTGCAACTTCGCAAAGGTGTTCTAATTCTTTTTCTAAATCTTTGTTTGACATTTCTTTAAAATTGTAATGTCTACCTTTTACACCATAAGCTTCTTTGTGCATTTCATATACACTTGTAATAAGGCTATCTCTTTCATAATCTTCTACTGTGAATATACCTTGGTCATTCCAGAATTTAATGTCCTCTGGCACCATACCAGCCCAACTGCCTGGATTCTCATCCATCCATTTTTTAGATTCGGCATTGATTTGTTTGATATGTTCAAGTAGTGTTTTCATTATTTTAAGTCCTCAACTGCATAGTGTAAACATTCTTCGCAACTGCTATCATCATAGATACCAATTAGTTCTAATGCTTGATTAGAATTCATAATCTCTTTAACACCTTGGTCAAAGGTTATCATATTGTTTTTGATTTGGCAAGCGATATTGTCAACAAACTTTTCAGCTTCGTCCCAATAGTAACTTTTTGTTTTACTCATAATGTGTCCTTTCTTTAATTTATACATATATCCTACACTACCTGGCTACCAGAGTCAAGCGTTTTTTTCACTTTTTTTCACTTTTTTTTAATAAAAAAGCATTATAAATCAAGGGTTTATAGGGTGCGACACATTTGACCAGCTGAGGGAAGGGCCCCTTTGCTGTTTTTTTTCTATTTCCAGTTGGTTTTTACCCATTCCTGGTCTGATTCGTGTGGATTTGGATGACCGTGGAAGACTGCAACTTTACCTACACCCCTTTCAAAGGTCCAATCTGACTTACTATATCTAGGATTTTGTCTATTATTCCACTTATATGAAAAAGTCCACTCATCTGGCATCACTTTTAAGTGTTTATTACCCTTAATCAACATTGTCATTACATTCTGGTCACCTTGGTGTCTTAAATAATTAGATTTATCCTGTAAAAATGGCATCCATATGGCATTGTTGGCATTTTTTGTATTGAATTTTACTATACTTGAATTGAAAAAACCACTAATTGGGTTAAAATCATTAATTACACCAAAGGTATCATCATCACCAAATTTGGCCATATCGTTTATGTTTTCTAAAATCACCACATCTAAGTCCATATACAGACAAGGTCCTTCTAAACCTGATTCTTCACTGTATAATTGTAATTTGTTCCACCAACCTTGATAATCGTGGTGTTTAAATTGTCTAAACTCAATGTCGCCTTTTACAATCTTGTGTAATTTGACATGGTCTGTAAAACAAATAAATTTATGGGGAATTGTAAGGTGTCTTTGCACCATATTGTACAAGTTCTGTACATAATCAGTTTTATACTTATCACCCCAATATACACAT